CCTTCCTTCAACTGATTCTCATTCGGGGTGTGGTCATACGTCTTGCCACATTTGTCACACTTCCACTTAAAGGCCGGTTTGATCGTCCAACGGTTCCTTATGCATTCCTGAATGATTGCCCGGAATGCCCGTCTGAGCGGCCATGAAGTAGTGGCTACCTCAAACAGATTGATGTAATCATAAACAGGGTATCTGATCTGAGGTTCTGGTTCAAAGACAAAAGTTGGTTGGACTGGAGTAGTCTTCTCCAGCTTTACGCCGACTAATCTTCCTAGAACCGCTAATGCCTTCTCCCTCCTAGAAAAAGAGGGTATCTTCGGCTGGTTCTTCGCTATTTTTGCTCTTGGCATCTAATCACTTCGGGTTAAAAGGTCTTGGCTGCTCATCATCATCGTCGGTCTTATCATCTGCCTCTCCCGCCTCTTCTTCTAGAGTATCCTTGCAAGAGATGCAGTACCAACGTTGAACATGAGCTTCTCCACCCGTAGGCAATTCGTCTAGAATGCCGACTGGAAAGAGGACATCAACCTTTTCCCCGCATGAGTCGCACTTTCCATTCAGCAAGCCCATTGCTATTTCTCCCTCTTGTCCTGCTCTGGAGAACCGCCGAATTTGGCTAGTAATAGCTTCTCTTGTTCCTTCTTGAAGTCTTCCATCTTCTTCTTGCAGGTCTCAAACGTCTCGTTCTTGTCGTATATATACTGGAAGAAATGGTTATCCAAGAATTCATAGATTCTAGTTATGGGGACAAAGAACCCCATGTGGGTTATAGGATCAGCACTGAAGCCGGACATGGAGATGCTTATGCGGGCAGGCATGCCTAGGAATTCATACTTGTCTCTTTCCTCACTATACCTGAATAGGGATCCTCCGGAATTGCCGAAAATGATCTGGGCGCTGCTCATCCAGTATTCGACACCATTCTCGAGGATTTCATTCATGAAGTTAATGATGCCCTTAGTGGCTATAGGTTCGTGGGCTAATGCTGAACCACAAGCCCATACCTCGTCAAAGACATGAACTTCATCTTCCCGATTCTTCGGGAATAAGGTTGCTACAGGCTGGGTCTTAGACGTCTTTTTGAATTCTAAGAGAGCAATGTCGCCATCTTCGTCATAAGCGACTATATCAGCCTTACAGGATCCAGCTATGCCCATGCATCTGGACATTTTCTCGTAATAGAAGAATTCTATCTCTACCGGTATTCTAATCTCCTTCTTGATGTCATATCCGACCCTATGATCGAATTTCTTCTCGATCTTGATGTTGTCGGCAATGACGTGATGGCAGGTCAAGACGTAAGAGACGAATTCCCCTTTAGCGTTCACTTCGGAATAAACGATGGTCCCTGATCCCCAAGCCTTCTCTGTGTGTATCCGGACTGTCGGCCATAAGATTTCTGCGTGCTGCTTCGCTCTTTCCTCTTCACTATAACGAATAGGAGGCACATTAATCACCTAAGAAGGTATAAGGTCCGGAAATATTTAAACGTGGACTCGCAACGACTTTCTCGGCTGGTATTTTTGTCGTTTTGACCGACGAGGCAGGAGACGATATTCCTTCAGATATTTTCTCATCCGTTCATTTTCTAACTTCCGATATTCTGGATCAAGACGTTTTTTTCTCATAACTTCCTTGAGGAAATTATGTTGCAATTGCAATTGCCGAATAGCTGCACGGACCCATTGACTTAAAGAGATTCTCCTTGTCTGAAGATACTCAAAATCCTTTCTCGTAATTCGAATTGTTATTTTCTTTTCAAAATTCGACATAGGAAACACCCGGCTTAAACGCTTTCTCCTTCAATGCATATACAGCCATCGCTAAACTGCATGGATAATCGTCGTGTCTTCCTTTGATATGAGGGGCTGAAAGTTTGAGACTGAATCCTGTATACTTCCTTTCTAGATCCAGCATCTGTTCGATGAATTTGGCCTTGTTCTTCTTCTGGTCGTCAGCCACTGTCTTGGGATAGAAGATTCTCTTATGAGCAAATTCCCGATCCATTGCCTTGAATACCTCATCATTCCCCGATGCAGATGGATAATAAGAATCTAGTCTAGCCCACGGCCACAGTCTTTTCTTCAACATGTCATAAACGGGACGACCTAGACCGGCAATATCTACTAATCCGTACCTGAGAGGGTCATACTGCTTCAACCACTCTACTATCGTTGGGACCTGATGGGTCTCAAAGTCTAGACCTTCTAGTTCTAACCAACCCAATATGTGAATAGATGCCCCGTCTAATTCTATGACTGTAACGACGGTTGAGTCGCCCGCTCTAGCCGGATCCACAGCAAAGAACCTTAACCTCTCCTTGAGACCTTGGTAGTCCTGCTCGAGAACGGCTAGGGTTTCCCAAGCGACGAACTTAAGAGCTACTCCTACCCACTCTAGACCGTACTGGGTCTTGAATTCTATTGAGTCTTCCCCTAGTTTATCCCTTTCCCTCTTTACATAACGGGAGTATGCTGGACAGACCTTAGCCGCTTCTTTCCAGTCTATCATCTCTACGAAGTCGGAAGTGGACTTGTTCAGTTTAGGATCCTTATTCCACTTCTCAATAGCCTCCCTGAAGTATTCATTCCTAAAGTAGGGTGAGGTTGTCCCGGTCATTATTCTTACTCCTCCCTTCGCTGCTCCCATAGGAAATATGTCTGTCTTAAGTTTGAGGGCGTCAACAATTTCAGACTGTTCAATTACCAAGAGGTTAAAGGTTTCACCAATGATCGAGGCTGATTCTCCAGCGGATAGAGACCTTATGGTTAATTCCTTGTTGTTGACCAGATTCAGAAGGGTAAAGGTTGCAGCGGTATATCCTTCTCCGGCAGTTTGAATTATATGGGCGTCTCTTTCCAGCCAGTGTTTAATCATCTTGTACTTCTGTCTGACCCTGTTCCTCGTGACGTGAGTGATCATGCTTTCAACCGGGGCAAAGAGGCCACAACCGAAATCCTCTCCTAGGAATAGGTTATGGAAGGTCCCTAAGACTAAACTCGTGAAGGCGACGGTTTCAGTCTTCCCACTTTGTCTGGACCAGAGGCTGCTGATTTCATTCCCGATTATCCCTTCTGAAATGACATATTCTATCATCTTGTCAGAGAGAGGTAATTGATAGGGTCTAAGAGTGGATTTGATCCTGAGACTTAAAATTTCTCTCCAATCCTTACAAGCTTCTGTTACATCAAAAATATTCTTAGCATTCCCAAGTTTAATCCTAATCGCTTCTATTTCGTTCAATCTTTCCAGATCCTTTCAATAAGATAGTGAAGACCGGTATGAATGAATATGCAGGCGGGAGTAGTGATGGTAGGAATCACAATTGAACCTGTGACTAGATAGACGATAAGGAATTCAGACCCAATAGATAAGATCCTATATGACAGGATTCTCTTGGACCTCTGTTTCAAGACCTGATTCCTTCTCTTCATCTGGAGGTAAAGTGTCAACGGCTTCTCTCAACCACGGAGACCAACCTTTTCTGTTCATGGCGGTGCTTAACTCCCTCTCATTATAAGCCTGCTCCACATCCCCGACCTTGAAGAACATGATCTGAAACATCTCGCTCATTTCCCCGATCGAAGAAACAGCGATGAGAGCAGGTTTATAGACTAGAAAGATCAAGTTACCACAATAACCGGGATCAACTAAAGCACTAAAGGAACCGAACCAGCCCTGAAGAGTTGTCCTAGACCTCATGCATACTAACCCCACGACCTTATTTGACAGTCTAATTTGCTCCTTTGAAACCAGTTTATAGACTCCTCTGAAACCCGGTTCTATGCTTTCAGTGGTCAGATCGTAACTTACTGGTCCCAGTCTTTTCCTGTAAAACGGTTCTATCTTGATGTCCCCAGATGCGATTAAATCTAAGATCTGTTTGTCACTCAGCATGTTTCCATCTCTGTTCATATATAAGACCAAGGTCAGACTTGTTATGCCTGACTATCTCATAAGCCTCTTCCTTGTGCCCTTCAAGTCGCAAATTATAAGCCATGATGATGTCGGCCAGATTGAGATAGAAGTCATTGAATACTCCCCACTCGTTCACGGAACCAAAATCTCCTTTCCTGCAGGCCTGTTCCCAAAAGGCTAGATCCTGTATCGCTACATCGAACTCTGCCTTCCGGAGTCTTCCGTCCAGAGTCTGAGCTTGATCATAGATAGAAAAGTTGAAATCATAATCCACAACCTCTTGAGCCTTTACCCAATCCTTCTCGTACAGGTGAAGGCTTCCATCAACATGAATGTACCGGCCTAGATCCACTCCTAACCAGCCGGCCATTATCTCTTGAAGCCATTGGAATTCTCCCGTATCATAAACGAATCCCCACCAAGCATCTTGGCTCCTCATGTTGACGATCATGTCCAGCATCTCGTCACGAAGAAGGAATTGGAAGGTTAAAGTGCAAGGCAGGTCTTTAGTCTCATTGTTCCAATCATAGATGGGATTATGAATGACCACTACAGCTTGACGGGTGTCTGGATCCTTAGTTAGACGGAAAAGAGCGATTTTCAATTGGTCCATTGTTACAACTGATGGACCCTTGATATTGAATCCATTTCCATCTCGTAGAACAGGCACCTTCCTAATCCTAGGACCGTATGCTCCGTCCATTACTCCAGTATTCGGATTAACAAAGTCGCCTACGGCCTTCGCATAGTGGACTAATCTTTCCGGGTTAGCCTCTCCCATTAGAATCCAAAGACCTTCTATGTAGGTAAAAATGCTGACATCCTTCCGATGCGGGTAACCGAACAGCCTTCTTCTCGGATCCGTCACTTCTATACAGACCGGACTAAGTTCCTTCGTCTTCAAACCTCTAGGACCGACTTCCTTACCCTCTAAGAGGATTTCCCTCAATATGTCGGAATAGAGAGCAGGCACATTGTTCCCCTTAAAAACTTTCATGCCAATTTCTCCGTGATGAAATCAAGAACCCGATTAAGGACCTGTTTGGCACTGAGATAGTCCGACTGAATAGCAATCCATGGAAGTTTAGACTTCTCCGCTGCCACTCCATATCTCCTGTTTACCTCCGTATACTCCTCCAATTTGGTAAGGTATTCTCCGGCACGTTTTGACCTTTCCATTACGACTTCCGGTCTAGACACTCCCATGATTATCAACCTGACATTGTCCCTCCCAATCTCCTTGAGTATTTCGTCTTCGACCTTAAGGACCTCTTCCGCCAACCATTCCGGGTAGCCCCTCTTAACGGGACCATAGGCGAATTCACCGAGATGGAACCTGTCGCAAA